CATTCAGCAGAGTTACGTTGGTTGTCAGTCAAAGGCGGTGGAGTTGGTGGACATTGGAGTGACATTCGTGCCATCTCTGATAAAGCGCCAGGCCCGATGCCGTTTCTACATACGGTAGATGCAGACATGACAGCATATCGCCAGGGTAAGACAAGGAAAGGTTCTTACGCCGCATATATGGATGTATCACATCCAGACATCATTGAGTTCTTGAACATGAGAGTGCCCACTGGTGATGTGAACCGTAAGAATCTTAACTTGCACCATGCGATTAATATCACAGATGCATTTATGCGTGCTGTGGAGCGGGGAGAGATGTGGGATTTGCGTGATCCTAACGACAAAGATGTTCGTGAATCTATGCCCGCTAGGACGTTATGGCAACAAATTCTGGAAGTAAGATATAGAACAGGTGAACCGTATTTGAATTTTATCGACACCGCTAATCGTGCATTACCTCATACCATGAAGGCAAAAGGTTTGAAGATTCACGGTTCTAACTTGTGTAATGAAATTCATCTACCAACCTCAGATGATAGGACTGCTGTATGTTGTCTTTCATCTTTGAACTTGGAGAAGTATGATGAATGGAAAGAGACTACTTTGGTTCGTGATCTTGTACGTTTCTTGGACAACGTATTACAATTCTTCATTGATAACGCTGGCGATGAAATATCAAGAGCAAGATATTCCGCTACACAGGAACGTAGTTTGGGATTAGGTGCAATGGGTTGGCATTCTCTTTTGCATCAGAAAAGAATTCCTTTTGATTCGTTTGAAGCAAGAGAACTAAATCACAGAGTGTTCAAATACATCAAACAGGAAGCAGTAAAAGAATCTAACACGATGGGATTTGAAAGAGGAGAAGCGCCTGATATGCAAGGTACAGGTAGACGCAATGCACATCTACTTGCAATTGCTCCTAACGCAAACTCTTCTATTATTTGTGGTACATCACCATCAATTGAACCGTCAAAGGCGAATGCATATACACACAGAACTCGTGCCGGTTCACATTTGGTAAAGAATAAATACTTAGAACAAGAACTCAAAAAGGTAAAGAAGAACACTAACGATGTTTGGTCAAGTATTATCACAAATGGCGGATCTGTCCAGCACCTCGACTTCCTATCGCAGAAAGTCAAAGATGTTTTCAAAACAGCGATTGAGTTGGATCAACTTGTTCTCGTGGAACAAGGCGCCGACAGACAAGAATATCTCTGTCAAGGACAATCACTAAATCTATTTTTCCCTGCTGGTGCAGACAAGAAAGATTTACATAGGGCACACTTTGCTGCGTGGAAACTCGGCACAAAGGGATTGTATTACCTCAGAACAGAAACTTCACAACGTGCAGAAAATGTATCACTGAAAGTTGCTCGTGATGCATTGAAAGATTTTGAAACTCAAGCAATGACGCAAGATGAATGTGTTGCGTGTCAAGGATAAGGAAATGCGTAGATTAAGAAAACTCGTAGAGAATGCTCTAATTGATACACAAGAGAATTATATCAATACTCGTAAAGAACAACTAAGAGAAGAAGCACTAAAATGCCATGATGAGATGGACGCAGCATGGTACAATCGTATTATTCAAGAGTTGGATTGGGTTCAACAGATGAAATCAAAACCAACACACAACTGCTTTATGCAGGCAACGAGTCCAGAAGAACAGAAAATATATAACGTAAGAAAAGGAATGGTAAAAGAATGAAGGTAGAAATTTATAGTAAGTCACACTGCCCATTTTGTGAAAAGGCAAAACATTGGTTTGATTCACATGGGTATGAGTACACAGAAATTAGAATGGACAACGAAGAGGAAAGACTTGCTTTCTATCAAAGAGTTCCTAACGCCAAATCTGTTCCACAGATTTTCATTGACGATAAGTTGATTGGAAGTTGGGATCAGTTCAACGCAATCTCAGACCAGTTTGTAAAGAAAAAAGGTGGTGGGTTGATGGAGTTCTCAGAAACCTATAAACCTTTTCATTATCCTTGGGCAGTTGAAATCACAACAAGACATGAGAAGGTTCACTGGATTGAAGATGAACTTGACTTGTCAGAGGACGTTGCTGATTGGAAGTCTGGTAAAGTCAGTGCAATCGAAAAAGAATATATCACAAACATTCTTAGACTGTTCACACAGTCAGATGTTGCAGTAGGACAAAACTATTATGACCAGTTCATCCCAAAGTTTAAGAATAACGAAGTACGAAATATGCTTGGTTCATTTGCAACTCGTGAAGGTATTCACCAACGTGCATATGCACTTCTTAACGAGACACTTGGGTTATCTGATGCCGAATATCATGCCTTCCTAGAATATACAGAGATGGCAGATAAGATTGAATTTATGATGGATAGTGATCCTAACACAGTTCGTGGACTAGGACTATCACTTGCAAAATCTGTATTCAATGAGGGTGTTGCTCTCTTTGCATCATTCGTGATGCTTCTCAACTTCCAGCGTTTCGGTAAGATGAAGGGAATGGGTAAAGTCGTTGAGTGGAGTATTCGTGACGAATCAATCCACGTTGAAGGTGTATCCAAACTTTTCAAAGCATACTGTGCCGAACATCCACGAATTGTGGACGATGAGTTCAAAGGACTTATCTATGAAATGGCAAGACAGTCAGTCAAACTGGAAGATAACTTTGTAGACTTGGCGTATAAACTAGGAGATATCGAAGGACTAGATAGTAAAGAAGTCAAAGAATATATTCGATATATAACAGACAGACGCCTTCTTCAATTAGGATTGAAGGGTAATTACAAAGTAAAAGATAATCCACTACCTTGGTTGGAGTGGGTGCTGAATGGCGCAGACCATACAAACTTCTTTGAGAATCGTGTAACCGAATATGAGGTTGCTGGTTTAAGTGGTAAGTGGGATGATGTCTACGAAGCAGCATAGAGAGGCATATGAACAAAAAAGAAATACTGTGTGAGGAGTGTGACGCTGTTTTCAAAATACAGCATAACATGGATGAACATTTCTATTCTATCAAGTACTGCCCATTCTGTTCTGGCGAACTAAATAGTGAGAACGAGGATGAGATTGAGGACTATGATGAAGATGAATGGTAATGTGGACACACAATGGAAAAGTAGTAGACGAACTTCCCGCTGATTGTGAGGGGTTCGTTTACGAAATAACTAACCTCACCAATGGACGAAAGTATATTGGTAAGAAGTTAGCAAGATTCAAGGTTACTAAACCGCCTCTCAAAGGTAAGAAAAACAAAAGACGCTCAACAAAAGAAAGTGACTGGCGAACCTATTGGGGATCGTCAGAACATTTGCTTGCCGATGTAGAAAAACTTGGTGAGGACAACTTCACACGAGAAATTCTACACTACTGTCAGAGTAGAGGAATGTTGAGTTACCTAGAAGCAAAAGAACAATTCGACAGAGAGGTTCTTCTCTCTGATGATTACTACAATGGAATTATAAACGTAAGAGTTGGTTCATCAAAAGTGCTACAGGAACACCTGTGCGATTTTGTCACAACACCTATGCGAAAATAACTTCAATAAATACGTCAACAAGACTGCCATAGTCTTATAAATATCTGCGAAACCCCCCAAAGGAGTTGTACAATGTGGCCTTATACAGATGAGGAGAGTGACTTTTTGAGCTCGCCCCAACCAAACAGACCGAACTAACTTAGGGATGCTTTGCATCCCTTTTGTATTTTTAACAGGAAGAAATATTATGTCAAAATGGATTGCAAAATTGTTTCAAACAAAACCAAATGCTAACGATATTGTTCGTTTTATTAGAACGGAGTATCGAAGCGATACCGAACATCTCAGAGATGAAGATGTACTACACTACTATGATCATATAATGAATGCTAAAAGGAGAACCTAATGTCGATCGGACTAGTACTTACACACACATATAGACAAACTTGTGAAATCTGTGATTGGATTTCAAAAATTGCATCAATCGCTTTGCTTTCATGCATCGCATTTACTGAAAGTGCCGGAAGAGCAAGAGCAGCATCAGAACTTTCAAGAATGGGATATTACAAAGAAGCGAAAGCACTGATGTTGGACGATAAGAAAGATGCTTAAATCATTTTTCAAATGGTGGAATACCAGAGATATTCGAGCAATCGAAAACTATCTTGCTGCTTCAACTGACTTGGTTGAACTAGAACGTAGACAACAGATGTTGGCACGAAAAGGAATATATTAAAGTTTTGTGACAAACACTACCTAGAACCATATATAATAGTAACAGGGAGCATTCTTTGCTCCCTTTTTTTATGGAGTTAACCATGACAACTGAACTATGGAAAAAGGTAAAGAAAATGGATCTAGGAAACCCTGTAATCACCGCCCTTGTGGGTCTGGTGATTTTTTATATTGGTCTTAAAACATTCTCAGGCGGTATGAAGTCGATGGGAAATATGGAACATCTACAATTCTTTTTAGGTAATCCGATTTATATGTTCCTTGGTGGTATTGTAATGACACTACTTTGGCAATCATCATCACTATCAACGACAGCAATCATTGCACTAGTAGCATCTGGTGCATTACCACTACCCGCTGCAATCGCAGCAGTGCTTGGTGCAAACATTGGAACAACTGGTACTATCTGGTTGGCAGGACTTCTAGTTTCAGATGGAATGCCGAAGGGTGATACGTTACGAATAGCACTTGCACACACTGGTGCGAATCTATTCATGGCAGTCATGTTGTTACCTTGGGTACATCACATTGGTAGGTTCTTAGGACGATTCGGGTGATTCGCACGATTCGCTACTAATTCACACTTTTTGACGTAAAATCGTCAAACCCCCCAAAACTTTTTAACTAAACCCTTGATTCACAAGGGTTTTTTTATGTCGATTTTACTTGACATTTGTTATAATAACAGGTATAGTATATGTATAGTCAATGAGAGAGAGGAATTCAAATGACAAACGAAACAATTTTTATCAGTGCGAACAACGGTGGTTTGGAAATCTACAAAGGTGTAGGAAATCTGATTGCTGGAAACATCAAGACTGCAAAGACTTTCAAATATGTGATGGATACCCATCATATTGACCCTGATGTAGACACCATCTACACTACCAGTGACATGGACTTTGCTGATGAGTGTGGGTTCGACCATTATGATGATGCTCGAATTCTGATGGAAGAAGGTTTGAAATTAATGGAAATGACAAAGGAGTACTAGAATGGGTTATTTTTATCAAGATTGGAAGGACAAGAAATTGTTTGTAGAAGATTCAGAAGGTCAGTTCGTAATGAACTTTGGTGAGGCAGAAAAGTCAATGATTGAAAATCTTGAAAGTGCAATCATCAATATCACAGAGGGTGCCTCTGATGAAAAGAGAATGGGTATTGGATACATGGAATACCTTGTCGATTGCCTGAAAAAAGGTAAAGTTGAAGTGAAGTGGAATATTAGTTAATGAAAGGAAATAATATGAATAAAAAAATACCAGAAATGTGTGGATGGATTGGAATGATTCTAATTCATGGAGCAACTGCTCCAACATCAATCTCTGTTCTAATGGGATGGTCTAATAACCTACCACCTTTGAACTTCATACTATTAGTATGGTTGGGATTGTTCTTGTTCCTAGTAAGGGCAGTATATGCTAAGGATACTTTGTACATTGTATCTAATGCTATTGGATTTGCCTTGAATAGTTTGTTGTTAAGTTTAATTGCATTTAATTAAAAAAAAGTTAAAAAAAGACTTGACATTTGTTGTCAAAACAAGTATACTGTAAGTATAGAGTGAAAAGAGAGGTTTTATTATGAGTAAAAATGTTGAACAAATTGTGAGTGAAGTG